GGTACTGTAATTTTTGATAATGTCGAGATTGCCATTTATATTTCTCCTGTTGCTAGTATTTATCAAAGTGTCGGCCCCATATTTCAGGGGCCTTTTCACTTAATTAAAGTCCTGCAATTTCTCCTGTGTTCTTAAGTCTAAGCGGTATGTAAATAAATTCCACAGCCTTAACTGGTTCTATTGCAATATCAAGATATAGTTCATTACGATCTATTCTACTTGGTGTGTTGTTACTTTCATCACATACAACTAGGAAATCATAAAGTGCTCTTTGTCCAACTAATTCTAGCATTAGACTTTCTGCTGCACCTTTAATTTCATCTCTTGTTATTTTGTCGTTTGGTTCAAACAAGTATGGTTTTGCAAGTTTGCCTAGTTGACTACGTAAGTAGATAACCAAACGTGCAACATTAATTCTATCTAATGCACTTGCATTTCTTGCTCTTGTTTTCTGTCCAAATACTACTAATCCACTTCCGCTTAAGAATGTAATTGGATTAACAGCATTACTGTAAAGTGTATCACGTTGACCTTCGTTAAGTGCTACACTTACAAATTCGCCTTCGCTACTAATGTAACCTGCTGCTGTTGCGTTAGTTACGCCACCACGTCTTGTACCTGCTGGTGCAAACCATGGAAAGCTAACTTGATCACTTAATGCAATAGTACGTAGTGCCATGTGTGAAGCTGGAACAACTACGTTGTTACCTGCGTTATCACTTGTAAAGCCACTTGGGTAGTAAACACCCATGTACTCGTCTCTGCTAACTAAACCGTCATCGTTATCTTCAACAGCTAGTTTAACGTTAGTGCCCCATTCATTTAATGAAGTTGCATCTGGTGTTAAACGCATTGGACTATCGCCTACAATAAATGCACTTAGTCCACGATCGTAGTTTAAGCTAACCATTTCGCCAATTAGTTCTGGATACGCTGGTGTTGCCATAACGTTGAACAATCTAGACTCATCATCTCTAATGTCATCGTTACTGTTAACCATTGCTTGTAACGCTTGTACTACAACTTTACGCTGTGCTTTACGTCCAAAGCTACCTGAACCATCAGCTTGGTTGCCTGACTCAGTTACCCATCTGTGTGGATAGTAACCAGCCATTGATTCGTCATTATTGAATCTGCCGTTAGTGCCGTTAATGTCTACATAGTTACGCTCAAAACGCTTAACGTTAAATCCGCTTCTACGTAAGTTCCATAACAACATACCTTTTGGATATAGTGCTGGATCTGGAGCATCTGGGTCTAAGTAGTTGTTTGTTAATAAGTCAACAATACTACCAGCTTCGTCGCCATTTGCGCCTGCTGTGTTGTAACGTGCGTCTGCAAATAGTACACCATTTTCAGTTGTTTGGTCTGCTGTATCTAGTAATGCCCATGATAAGTTAACACCGTCGTATCTATAAACTAATGGATAGTTTTCTAAATCTGCTGTGCTAATCCAAAGGTCACCATCAACTAATGCTGTTGCATCTGTTTGCTGTGTTGGCTCTGTTGCTGAAACCATAGGACCAGTTGGGTTAGTATCGCCATAGTCTGAACTAAAGTTCTGATAGCCTACCCATGTAGTACCATTGTGGATTAACATGTCAACTTCGTCTACAACACTGTTGTACCAAAGTGCGCCTTGTGCAGCTAATGCTCCTGGAGCTTCATCACTTGCTGTGAATATTGCTTTCTTCCAGTTACTTGCTGTAAGTACACTATTTCTGCTGTACAAGTTAGTTGTTGTACTTGGATTACCAACTACAAATGCTACAAAGCCAGCTGCTGCAAAGCCGCCGTCTGTGTCTACAATAGTAAAGTCTCCACCTTGTGTATGCTTAACAACTAATTTGTTGTCTGCTGATACTTCAGCTTGAACATTTTCTAATGCTGAACTGTTAATAGCACCTGCCATTAAGTCTGCATCGCCTACAGCACCTGTTGCTGTAAAGCTAATTGTTACAGAACTTTGTAACGCTGTTTTACCTGCGTCAGTTTCTGCAATATTAAATGCATATGGTTGCGCACTAAATGTACTTCCTGTAATAGCACTACCAGTAATAGTAGTTGCGCCTGTGTTAGCACGACTAAAGATTGTAAATGCACCTTCAGCTGACGCACTATCTTCTGCGTTTGATTTTACAAAAGTAGTTCCTGCTGGTAAGTTAACACCGCCGCCGCTTCTGTCTAACCAATATAAAGACGCTGCTGCAGAACCGTAAATTGGTGCTGTTACAGTGTCAAATAATGCTGTGTTACTATTGTAACGCTTGTACTTCCAGTTAGCACCTTGATTTGGTTCAGTAGTTTTTAACCAAACACTTCCTGTTGGACGTGGAGTAGTATCGCCTGACTTAAATTCAGGTACACTTGTATGAGCACTAATTTGTGTTTTTGCTGCATCATAAGTTCCAGCTGTTAAGCCTAATTTAGCAAGTAAGCCGTCTGTGTCAGCAATAGTAATTCTTTCATCTTCTGATGCGTCATTAAATACATGGAATTTTCCATCAATTACTGCAAAGCTAATGCCTGCTGATTGGAAACTTGCATCTGCGTTTGCTGTTGAAACTGTATCTGCTAAGTTACTACCCTCTGCTACTGTAATTGCTGAACCAGAGCCTACAGTAATAGTTAAGTTTGTTGCTGCTCCTAATGTAGGATTAGAAACTGTACCAGCTGTAACTGCATGTGAATTAATCCATGCTGTCGAACCAACTTTTACCCAACTACCTGTATAGTTTCTGTAATATACTCTTAGTACATCTGTTGTTGCTTTAACTGCATAATCACCTATGTTACCAACTGACTCTTTAGGATCGCCGTTACCATCTAATTTTGTTGTATCTGTAATAACAATTGGAGTTCTTACGCTAAATGACTGTCCACCAGTGACGTTCTTTGGTGAGCTGTTCCACTCAAAAATACCATATGAACTATCATTAGTATCAAACCAGTTAGTTCCATCTGCTGGAGCATCTTTTGGTTCGTCTGCTGTTGGTGTTAATACACCTAAGTCAATATCTGCGCGAGTTACATAAACTCTATTGCTAACACCTAGTAACGAGTAAGCAGCTTGTAAACCGTATTCGTTTAGCTCTCCGCCGTGTACTGGGTTGTTATTTGAATCTGTATAAAATACTGGGTCGCCAAATGTTTCAGCTAGTTCCCTTTGTGATGTAAGCAAGTAAGGTTTACCTGCGTTTGCTTTCAGCGTCCCTGCCGCTGTCCCTGTGCCACTTCCGTTAGTTTTGTTTTCGGCGGAAGCAACAAAAATCATTGGTACGGTGCCTGGTTCAGCTGGGGTATAAAAACTTTCGTCAATTACCTTAACTTCAACACCTGGTGATGATAATGCCATTTTTTTTCTCCTGTTGAGTAGTTGTTATTATTATTTAGCATAAAATAGAAAATTACCTGCGGAAAACCCCTATTAAAAGGGACCGAAAAGGGCAACTAAATAATAGTATGAGACCTTTATGTAAAAACTGTAGTAAAAAGCCGTGTGCTATAAATTATTATAAACACAATAAAGCATATTATAGAAGTATGTGTGAGAGTTGTGCTAGGTATGGAGGCAGTGAACGTGGAAGGCCAAGATGGGCAAAGTACGGATATGTTAAAAAGAATGAATGCGAGAAGTGTGGTTTTAAATCAAAGCATCACGAACAATTTAATGTATATCATATAGACGGACGCTTAGATAATTGTTTACCGACTAATTTAAAAACTATATGTGCTAACTGTCAACGAACGCTTCAGAAAGAAGGTAGCCGCTGGAAGCAGGGAGATCTAGTCCCCGATTTTTAAAAATAGTTTTGATTAAAATATCAACATTACGTTTTAGCCGTTGTAGGTCGCCATTATTATCAATAGTATAATCACACATCCATTGTTCAATGCTCATTGAACTAGGGTCTTCAGTAGGCAAATGATCGCCTCTATCTACCCAAATAGTATGATCAAATATTTCTTCATTTTGCATTGCAAAGAATTCACGCTTGTTACGCAAGCCACAATAGATATCATGTTCTGCAAATAAGTTACGTCCTAGTTTTGCTAAATCGTCACTACAGTAATCATGTATCATATTGTACCATTCAGTACGATGATTGTGCCTATCTGCATAACACTCTTCTTCGTCAGCATAACCGTACTGGTCTTTTAGATCATTAAAGATAAAAAGTTCTGAACAAAATTTGCTTGATGATTGGAATGTATACCCATATGATTCTAATAATTCACACACAGTGTCTTTACCATGACGGCCATGCCCGACAATTAATAACTTTGGCAACAAAATTTATACTCCTATATTATCTATATAGTATATAATAATTATTGTTACTTGTCAAGTGTTTTTTGATATGCTTCTTCAAACCCAACTTCATGGATATAATTCTCATTATTTCCCCAAAGTCTCTTAAAGTATGAATTGTATATTTGTTCGACTGAGCTGTCACTTTCAATAGGATCAATAAGTTGACCTTTTATCATCCAATTCATTCGATTGGCTTCTTTACGCACTTCGGGTGAACACATCGGCTTCTCCTTGTTACATATGTATTTACAAGGATTTAAGATGTTGGCGCTAACGTTGGGGTATTTTAGCCTATTAAGAATCCGTAGCCGACACCGCCAGCTGCTTGTAGTGATAAGTCTTGCTCTAACTTATCCATTTCTTGTTGTGCTTCTGCTTTAAGTGCATCACCATTTAAGCTGGTGCCGCCTTGTGGTCCTGCAACCGTTGCAAATTTACTACGTGCTTCGCCTAGCATATATTTACAAGCTGCAAGTGTATAATCTTTAATCCACTGTTTAGCAAGATAATCTTCAAATAACTGATTATCAGGTCTAAAGTTATATGCATAAATTAATACTTCTTCATCAGCACGTGGGCGTTGTAGTATTGTAAGTTTCTTAGTCGGAGAGTTCCATTTGAATTCAATAAAGCTACCAAACATACGCCCTACTAGTTCTTGATATCCAGCAAACATGTCATATGTAGCAAGTCCGCCCATTTGTGTTGATCCACTTAGTAAGTATGTATTTGTAAATGCTAAGTTAAATGGTTCAAACATTGAACTGCCGCCGCC